CATCCACTTGCCACCCTTCCACTCAGCCCAGTCGCCTACATCGACACCCGGCCACTCACGATATACCCAAAATGTGCCAGACGCATCCACAGCAATCCAAGCCATAAACCAATTCTTTGCACCCGCCGGGTCAATAATCTGATAGCGAGTAACATTCGTAGTTGGGATCTCTGATGGCTGGACAACATTGACTTCTTTATTGAACTTGGGAAACTTGGTGGCGTGGGACTTAACTGGAACCCCGTACGCGCGAATTAGAATCTCCTCCCTTGGCCTCCCCACCAGTGTCTCCTTAATTCGCTCGTAGCCACCGAAAGGGTTATCCTTGCTATGGAAGTAGTGGACGCTGGCGTTGCGCTTCTTACTCCGCTGGACATAGGGTACAAGCTCACCGTTGAGCAGTTCAGCCTCGACGCTCTGGACGCTTGTAGCACCATCTAAGTATTCCTTAATAACTTCTGTCCACCCGTCAATCGGAGTGAATGTCACCAGCATCTTGGAGTTGCGGGTAGCGAGACGGAAGCGCAGGGTGTCAATAAGCTCGTTACCAAGTAAGTATTCATCGAGCCATACTCCGATGTTGTGCCACTGGGGGTCACGGCTACCAAGCTCTGCACCTTCTAGGATAGTTGGGTTGTTCTGATACTGAGAATAGGTCTTAAAGATGATCTGTGACGCATTAGGCAGGATCAACGAGTTATCCGTGAAGCCGTTCTTCTTCGTGTATGAGATGTAAGCATTAGCCGAGGTTTGCTTTGTCCTCATCTCATGCGGCAACCAGTTCCACACCGCGCTTTGTTGCTGGCGGATGCTTACCTCCGAGGTCTGAGCGAAACAGAAGATCTCCGACTTTGGGTTTTCGATGGCGGCTTTGACCACGCAGTAAGAACCCCACGCAGTTTTGCCCGAGTTGTGATGGGGAACCCCAGCTACAATGTAGTTGTTGTAGACTGGCACATGAAAATCCCAGACATAATCTTCTCGGAGGTAATTGATCTTGACAACTCGGCGGGAATAGATAGGGTGTCGGTATGCCGAAGCACAACTCAATAACTTACCCAGTAGATCAAATACGCCTTTGGATTGCCGAAGGATGGACTCAAGCGAATATCGCGGAAAAGCTGGCAAAGGAGCTAGATCCACGAGTGACCGCGAAGTTGATTTACAAGGTTTGCAAAAAGCACGGGATACAATGTCAGCGGACAGGGCCACGAAGCGGCGAAGGACATCCCGAATGGAAAGGTGGCAGAATCGCGAACAAGGACGGATACATTGAGCTTTATTGCCCAAACCACCCGAACGCTCGCAAGCACACGCGCTATATCCTTGAGCATCGTCTAATGATGGAGAAACATCTTGGTCGGTATTTAACCCGCACGGAAGTTGTTCACCACAAGAACGGAGTGAAAGACGATAATCGCATTGAGAATCTTGAACTGTTTGAAAGCAATGCTCGCCATCTTGAGGTGACTCTAAAGGGTTGCGTTCCGAACTGGACTGAGGATGGTAAGCGCAGAATGGGCTTGAAAGCTCGTCGTTCAGCTTGATGTCTCCGACTGGCATCCACCCCAACTTGTGAAGGACAAGGTGAGATTTTGAGCATCGGAATGATTCTCCGTTATCCAGAATAACTTCGTAAATTCCCTGCTTATCCTTCCTAAAGGATGGTTGTGCTTTGGCTATAACTACCCTCTCGCCATCCCAAGCGTGTACATGGAAGTCGCTATTTAGGCTCATCACGCACTTGCTACGCTTTAGGACTGGATCATAGATCTCCTGCTCTGGCGCAAGACAACGATTCCCCCCAAGTGCTAGAACCTCAGAGACTTGCGACAATTGCTCTTCAGCCTTCTCCCAATGAGGAAGCCTAAACCCGTATCGGAATGGGTCTTTCTCAGCGTTTTCAATAGCCTCATGGTAGATTCGATGAAGCTCAATGAGATCATCTGGTTCCATCAAGGCTACCTCGTCATCGCTGGGAGGCTGAAGAATTGGATGTTTGCGCCACTGCATTAGTTCGTTTTATATGCACCAGTCTCCATTAGGATGTCTTTGATGTGATACACGCTATCACACTCCTCACAACAAAAGGCATCCTCTTCCGCTGGAAACGACCCTCTATTCCCGTCAACAAAGTGAAGCTCTCGACGCTTCTTGCAATGTTTGCATACGCCAATGAAGGGCTTGACGAACTTCTCCAGCACCACATTCCAAATCTTAGCGTCAAACTTCTCTGCTAGATACGAAGCGTAAACACTGGTGTGGCACTTGTGCTGAACGCCGTCATGCTCGACCATGTAGTGGCGAACAAGATTACCACCATCCTTAGCGTAATCAGCGTATCTTGATTCTGGTTCTGGTATCATTCTACGATTTCGGCTTCTACCGCTTGCGTTTTGACTTTATTGGCAATCCTAGACTTAGCTTCCGCAATCATCTTGGCGGCATCATCAATAGACGGCCCCTTGCGATGCTCAACAATGGTACTCGCCATGCCAGAAAGCTGTCCAGCCTTATCGGTCATAATTCCAATAGTCAACGCCAATCGGTCTGGGGAGATTGCCTTGAGCTGGTCTGGGTCACGGCTAAGTTGTTCGGCTTTCTCGAACAAAAGGTCTGTGTACTCAGCAGCAGCAATGGCGTAGCGTTTGGAGAACTCCTTACGCTTTGACTCCAGCGTATCGTTATGCCTCCACTCCAGCGCACGAACAGTCTCATGCGTCACCTTGCACTTCTTGGCAATAGCATTGATACGCCCACCCTGCGCCAGCATCCAGAGGATCTGTGCCGCCACATTCGGGTTGTAGTTCTCGATAGTGTTCCGAGGGAATTGCTTAGCCCTTTCCTTGACCTCAAGGAAGAACTCTTTCATCGCCTCTTTGCTATCAATCGCTGATAGGTCTTCGTCGCTCATTTGGTCTTCTTGCCGTTTTTAACCTTAACGGCCCCAGAGTGCAACTCTTTTTTGAGCTTATTCTGTTGCGTCGAGGAAAGCGGCGACACCTTGCTGAGCAGGTAGCGTACTTGTTTTTTACTTTTTGATTTCATTGGTTTCCGATATTTTTATTCTTTTGGGATCTTTGATAAGGTAGGTTGGGCTTCCACTTTCCATTTGGGAAAGCGTATCATAACCCAACTTAAAAAGTTCTTCAACCAGCTGATTTTGGCTCGTAAAGTTTGATTTCGACTGATCATATTCCTTGGAAAAAGATGAAGCTAGATCATAGCCATCTTCACTCCAAGGCGAATAATCTTTTCCATAGTCCCTTCTGTTTTTTAGTGTTTGTTTTTTGAAGTTGTCCCAAGTTCTGTTCTCCTTCATCCATGATTGAAAATCTACATCAGATGTGTTAGAAAACAATTTAGAAGGAGGATTTCCAAAACGCTCGTTTGGTTGGGATGAAACAATCAATTCTTTTAGTCTAGTGTTATTTGGAGCGCGTCTTTCAACCAAATCCACCCAATCTTTAAATTGCCACAATTTTAATACCTTGCCTTGGTTGACTTTTACTGGATACACCTTGCCATTAGAAATAACCTCACCTGTAAAAGATTCAGAATACTGTTGAGCTAACGGTTTAGATTTAGCTATCCAAGTTGGGCCTTGGAACTCTGTTATATCTTTTTTAGGTGATCCGTGGTAACCCTCAAGTTTGTATTGTGGGACAAGCTCACCATTTCGATTGAACCTTGGAGACTGAGGCATTAAGTTGTCACGAAGACTGTAGTACGATGTGGGGCCGTATGGGATAACAACATCGCCAGAAGTCTTGATTGCGCTCTGAAGTCGGTCAAACGCGAATGTTCGGTAGATACCAGTCACAAGGTCTGGTGACACATCCTTCATCATTGGGTTGATACCAAGCTGACGGGTTGTTTGTTGACCTTGAACGGAGTTAATAAAGTTCTTCCGTCTCTGCCAGTTTTTAGGATCTACGCTTTGATAGTAGGCATCAGTCGATTGACCTTTGTTTTGAATTTCAACGGACTTCTCAATATCCTCGTAGATTTTTTTACGAGTAAGGTTTAGTTCCTTTGCAATCTTGTTCTTGACCGCCCTGTCGACATTCTTGTCAAGCTGGCGCAAGTCCATTGATTCAAGGTACAAACGGCCTTTCTTCAATACCCATTTTGTAGGAACCACATAGTTCTCAGTAAGACCACCAAATTGCTCAGAACGACCTTGCTTGATTGGTTTGTTAACAAGAAGTGTACCATGATTTACTGGAGCTTCAATTTCAGATTGGAGTAGTAAAGCCTTACCAAACTCTCCATCATCAATAACTCCAGCTTCCTCTAGTGCCTTTAGGTGGTCATCAGTAAGGATTCCTTCTCCGTTGCCGTTTTTGTCGGGGATAAGAACACCATTTGGCAGTTTCTCACCGCGCTCTACGATTTGCTTATTAACTTGATCTAAAACGCTTGTCGCTTGATAGTGCTTAGGGTTATCGGATTTAACATCGACAACCTTCTGGACTCTCGCTGCTTTTGGCTTGCCAGCGGTTTCTCGGTACATTTGGCGCACCATCGCCTTTACTTCTGGAAGTTCTCTAAAACCATCGGAAAGCAATCCTGTACCCATCACCATGCGACCACCAGCATCAGTCGCTCCACCCATCTTGAAGTGCAGGTTTTTGACAATAGGCGTAGCATTAAACAAT